ATAATCCCAGTAGCAAAGTTAATTGATTGATTAATAACAGTAGTTCCGCCACCACCCATAGCGTTTTTGCTATTCATGTTATTCATAATAGTTCCACCAGTGTTAGGTACAAATATTTCAGCACCTCTTTCACCTACTAAAGTTGGTTGACCGCCTTGTACTGTTCCACCACTTGCGTTTTCTCTTATTTTAAAAGCATCTGCTCCGAAGATATCCATTTCGTTAAGTTTTAGACCTGGAAATATGCTATTTAGTATTTTATTAACAATAGCTAGTTGCATGAATATGGCAATTATTTGTTTGACTATATTTGCAGCAAAATCTTCAAAAGCATCTAATGCATCTGTACCTTCAGCCAAAGCATCAACAAAATCGTTGGTAAAAGCTAAACTTAATGACTGTATAGCTGCTCCTAATTCTCCTTCAAGTGTAACAGCAGTTTCTTCTGATTTTACTCTTAACTTATCTATAATTGCTGCTGCCTGATCTGCTGTTAATTCAAAAAATCCCAAAATCTCGGTCAATGAAAGTAACTTAGCTTCTAATTCAACCTTGGTCATTGCTAAAAGACTTTCTTTTAATGCATCAGAGCCATTAATTGCGTCATCAAGTGTATCAAATATAATTTTATCAATACCTTTAAGACCAGCAAAAGGTTCTATCTCCATGCTTTCTTTGCCTAGACGAATATATTCTGTTAATGCATCTCTAATCTGCTCATCAGTCATACCAATGAAATGTTCTATGTTTTTTGCTGCTATAACAAAGCCTTGGAAAAGACCATCATCTCCTAAAACTTTTTCTAATTCCGCAAGTGATGTTCCTAGTAAACTTTCCCTTCCTAGCTTATCAACAGCACCAAATATATTTTCAATATTAGGTATATCAAGTAATCCTGCCATGTTTTTTTCAAAGAAGTCTTTGTCAACTTTAAATAAATCAGTGTAAAATTTTGTTACATGTGCCTCTGATTGTCCTCTAGCTTGTTCTAATATATGAGCAAAGTAACCTGCTACGCTTTTAGATTCTTCAGGAGTATCAGGGTCATCAAAGAACTTTTGCACGTTAGAAGAAATAATTTCACCAGCTTCTTTATCGCTAAAACCACTTTTCTTTAATGCATTAATCATGTTCGTGTTTATAGCATCAGCTAGTTGAGAAGTTTGCGTACCAACAGTATTAATAAAATCACTCATACTGAAACCAAATGATTCTAGCCCTCTATTAGCATCTAAAGCGTTCATCATTTCATTTAATGCAATACCCATAGTTTGGGTAGGGCTAGTTTTAGCAAAGTCCTGATCAAAGAACATATCCCTTTCGTCCCCACTCATTTTTTGCTTGAATTGTTCTGCGTTAAGGTTCATTTCTTTTAATTGGTCAAAGATTGTGAATTTTCCTTTAGGAATAGATTTAATTGCATCAGATAACCTACCAACTGATTTGGAAACCTTATCAATAGTTTTTTCATTTTTCACCATGCCTGACTGCAGTTCAGCATCAAGTTCTGCTAGTGATTGAGTGGCATCTGTTCCTTCCGTGTCAGTTTCATCAAGCAATTTATTCATAGCTATTAAAGATGTACCTGCTAATGCTAAACCTCCAGCAACTTTAGCTATACCTATACCTGTAACACCTTGCAGCAATATAGCCGCTGCTGCTGTTCCTTGTATAACTTTTCTCAAACTATTAAAGAGACCTATTAATGTAGGTAGCGCTTTACTTAAAGAACCAATTATGGATGCTCCAAGCATAAATGCGAATGCCATTGTTACTAATTTAATGTTGTCTAATAATAATCTAAGTGTTACAGCAAGAACTTTTACTGCTACGCCTAAAACACTGCCGAAATCATGAGCCAAATTATTATTATCCATTAATAAGTCTTTCATTTCTAAAGATACATCAGCTAACGCATCTTTTAATCCACCTTCACCAATAGCTACCATAAATTCAGATGAAGCATCTTTCATATTTGATATAGCACCTGATAAAGTCTTGGCTCTTTGTTCTAATGCATCACCAAAACTTTCTCTACCAACGCTTCTTAGGAATTCTGTAATGGATTCACCGCTACGTTCAATCGTTTTGGTAGTACCATCAAATGTAACTTTTATTTTATCGCCTTCTAATTTTGCAATGACACCAAACTGTTTGAGCATCTCCATCTCACCAGTGGTCGCATTAAATACTGCTTGTGCGAGTTGATCAATACTTCTACCCATACCTGCGGCAAGATTACCAAAGTCTTGTAATACTGCGCTAGTGGGTATAATTCCAGCTTGTTTAAGTCTAATAAACGCATTTGCCACTTCATCAATTTGGAAAGTTGTTGTAGCTGTAAATGCTCTAATTAATTTAAATGATGTTGCGGCACTTTCTGCTGAGCCTGTAACTGCTCTTAATGTAGCTTCAAGGTCTTCAAAGGTTCTTATAGTATTGACTGTTTCTGCTGCAAGTCTAGAAATACCAATAGTAGCTACAATCGCACCAAAACCTTTAAGTGCATTTTGTGCTACTTTAGTTTTTTTACCTGTTTGATCTAATTTTTTGTTTACGCCATCAAGACCTTTTCTAAGTTTTTTTGTTTCTGCGCGTATTTCAACTACAAGTTGGTCAACAGTTTTACTCATCAGGATATAACTCCTGTAGCTCTTTTAGCCTATCACTAGTCATTGGTGTTTCTTCTTCTTTACCACCGCTATTAAATTCTATAAAACCATCAATAGCCATATAGATTTCTTGGGGACTGGTATTCCAAAATGTTTTAGGTGTCATGCCCATCATGCCAACACAAATAGAAAAATATCGTTGTATTGGTAGGGAATCACTGGTTAGTCCGACTTTTTTTGCTTTCCCTGTTCTGTTGTTTCCTCTGAATCATCAGTTAGAGTTTTTGTTAGTAAAATTGCAACTGCTGCTGTTGCTTTTACTATGCCTGCTTTTTGTACAATTTTAATTACGTCAGAGTTTTGTACATCATTACCACCACCTCTCAATGCTGGGGTCAGTACATTTATAACATGCGACATTCTTATATCGCCTTCACTCATTTTTTGCGCTAATTTTATAATACCGCAATCACAAGCATCTTCTATTTGCATTATAGAATCAATTGTAAGTCTTGATTTATAATTTTTACCAGCTAGTTCTAATTCAGTTTCACCCTTTAGTGGATTTGCCATCTGACTTTTTCTCCTTTGGTTTACTTGCGTTTGCAAGATTTATGATTAATAAATTATCTCGGTAATCAATAGATGATGATAATACTTTAAATTCTTTTTTATCAACTTTAACTGTCTCACCAACTTCTATTACGTTTTCTAGACATAGTTGGGATTCATCATTTTTTAAAAAAGCATTAATCTTTTCGTTACCTAAATCAAGTTGTACTTTATTCCAAGACATCTTATGAAGTCGCTACTACTATAATTCCTGCTGATTCAAAACTAACAGAATATGTAGCTTCTCCATTATATTCACCTGCGTATTCTAAAGATGTAACCTGAAATTTGCCTGTAAATTTAAAGAAATTTGGTATAAAAAATTCAAAATCTTCAAATTCAGGTACGTTAGCTGTTGTACCATTATCTGCAAAGTGCAATTGATTTATATATGCATCTTTTAAAAGACCTTCAGTAGTGCTATCAGTAAAAACTCCTGATCCACTGATGCTGATGCTATTAACGCCACCACCTGCTAAAAGTGTTCTATATCCTGAAGAGTCTTTATTTGTTATATCAACTGATTCATCATTTAATGTTATTGAAGATGATCTTAAGCCACCAATAGTAGTTTGTGTACCACTACCATTGTCTATTTTTATTAAGACCTCTTTACCTTTTTGTGCTGCCATTTATATTCTCCTATAAATTAGTTTGTTCCTAATATTATTGCTCGGAATCGCATGACTCCATGCCGAGTAACACCATCTGGGTCTCTCATTATGTCACTAAATTCAAATCTAAGATTAATCAGATTAAAACCACTGACTGTTAAGTTACTATCATGCAATAAATCGTGTACCTTGTCCATTATTTCTTTTGTCTGCTTTGCGCCTTTATATTGCGACCATATATCTATGTTGATAGTATATTCACCACCATTTGTATTTTTAGTGCTGTAGTCAATTACAGTTTCTTCACCTAAAGATATAAAAGGATATGAGTTACCTTCTATTACTTCATCATATACACCACAACCCAATGTAGATGTAATTGCTGAAACATTTAAAGCTGAATAGATTGCTGTTTGTAATTGAAACTGACCTATACTCATTTGATAATGCCTTCATCTCTAAACATTTTTAATATTTTATTTTTATTTTTTTGGAATGATGGGTGCATAAATGGTCTCGGTCGCATGTTTACAGTTCCATACTCTAACGCTTTTGAATATGGTGCAGAAGATATTAATTGACCTACTACACTGCCATCAGTTTTAGAAGCAATATTAGTTGTTATTTGACTCACTAGAAAACCAGTATCTGTTGCAGGTGGATTGTTGGGTGCTGATGTAATATGTACTCTTGTTGGATTATATCTCTTTACTGTTTGACCACTACCACCTGCCTGTATACTTTGTTTAGCTGTACTATCAATTATCATAATTCCTTTAGTAACAACCTTTTCTACATTTTTTTTTGCTATTGTAGTTGCTCTTTTGTCTAAATGAGCTTGTAGTTTTTTTGGGTCAGTAAACTTCATATTGCTACACCTTCTTCACATAACAATTTTAAAAATCTATCTCTTTCATCTACATTAATAATACCTTTAACATTAAACAATCGTGTTCCATAGTTTATGCGGCTGTTAGTGCTTATATTGGTCATATAACGAATTGTAACCTCGTGTGTTACCTTTTCTTGGACTATACCTTGTCTATAGGTGCTATTAGCATTTGTAGGCTTTATATCAGCATAGATGTAAGTAACTGGTGCATAGCTTTGTGTAA